AAAGGACGTGGTCCGATCCAACTCACAGGTCGCAATAACTACCGTAGATATGGCACTTTGCTCAGTCTTCCGCTCGAAGCAATCCCGACTGTCGCAGCGCAACCTCAAGTCGGGTTCCGGGTTGCTGTTATGTACTGGACCGACAAGGCATTGAACAGTTGGGCTGACGCGGGAGACTATCGTCGGATCACTAAGCTTATCAACGGTGGATATAATGGTCTTGAAGACCGCAACCGCCGACTCAAACGCATTCGCAATATCCTCGGAGAGTAATCATGGCTGCAACCATCACCAGTCTCGACACCCGGTTTACCGACGTTGTCTTTCGCCAGACCGCAGGCACCGCTGCGGGAGACTTCAATGTCACGGGCGGCAGTGGAACACTGTATGCTATCGACATCAACAACGCTTCAAGTGAAATCGCGTGTATGAAGTTCTATGATGCCAAGTCTGCCGACAATACAACCGCTGCAATCTTAGCTTTCACGGTACCTGTGGGTGGGCGTCGTCAAATGTACATCCCTGACGGACTTGCATTTACAAACGGGCTGTGCATTCGTTGTACTGACCAAGACGTGAATGACGGAAGCTCCCCCGGCTCTGATGGCGCAACCCCCTCGGGCTCAGCTGTCGGTATCGTCGTTATCGTTTCTTAGGAGAAAATCATGGCTTTCGTAAAGAACCCAGTCGCTGGTGTACTCGCAGCAAATATTGTTGAAGATATCAACGGTAATGCTACGGCTCAGGCGAACGTACTCTCGGGTGCAACAACTCTGTACATGGTGCGTATCGACAACTCTTCTAACTCAGCCGAGACTGTTTACTTGAAGTTGTATGATGCGACATCCGCTACAGTTGGAACCACTCGCCCCGCCGGGATCTTCTCTTGTCCTGCCAGCACCAGTCGGCAGTACAGTGTGCCCGATGGCATCACATTCTCAAGCGGTATCACCTATGCTGTCGTCAAAACCGCAGGGTTGCAAGGGTCTTCGAACCCAAGCGCCACTGTAAAAGTTTACTTAGCAACGGCTTAATCATGTCTGAAGAAATCAAAGAAACATCCGCACCCGAACCAAGCCTTCTCCAAAAGATTGGAGACGGTATCAAAGGTGTCTTCCTCAGCCTATTCGGTTCCCAAAGCCGTCTTTCCTATCGACGCTTGCTCGTCTTTGGGGTCGGCACAGGGTTCTGCGTGTCGGGACTTCTTGCCTCTGACGAGTGGCTCTACCTCGCATTGGCTTACATCGGCGGTGACTCTGCTCAGAAAGCCATTTCAGTTTTCCGTAGGGGCTAACGATGGACGTGACCCTCGAGACTGTCCTGTACATATTCGTCACGGGTTCCGGCCTGATGATTGTTTGGCTGACGGGTATTCAACCCGGCTTTCAGAAATGGCAGGACATTCGACGGGCGCGTGCAATAACTCGACCAAAGAAGAACCAACCGACACAACCAAAACCCGACATGGAAAAGGTTCGTGAGTTGATCTCCACTGAAATCGACGCACGTCTCGCCGCTGCTGAAGAAGAGATCACACTCGCGGGTCAGTCCGAGACTCCCGCTGCTGACCTCGCTGTCTTGGGGAGATCTCGTCGTAGGCGGAAAGACTGATGCTTGCATACGTTTTTATCTCCATTGCGGTGGGAGAGGTCCCAGTTCGACCCGAGCCACCACCTGTGATTGCGGGTGAGTGTCCCTATACAATAGGCTTGGATATCGGAAATCCGGTACCAGTTGTGTTGGCTACAGATGTCATCAATTGTGCGGCTGTGGCAGTACCCCTGTCGGAATACCAAGATCTGCTGCTCACCGAAGAGTGGGCAGAGTCACTACATATGTACACAGTTATCGATAACGAGCTCAGGAACCAAGAACTAAACTGGTATATTGCCCAGTTAGAGGTCGCTCAAACTCCTGAGCCATTTTGGTCTCGTGCGGGTACAATGATCGGAGTCGGCGTACTCTCCGGCGCAGCGTGTGTTCTCACATCTGCCTGGGCTATTCAACAGGTGAGCCAATAATGTCTATCGACGCGAAAGTTACGGACTCCATACATAAGGTAATAACGGCTGCAATGGTCGCGAGCTTAACCGGTATGTTCAAGTTTTATGTAGATGTCAGCACAGAACTGGCGGTCTTGACAACAGAAGTTGAGCAAGCCAATGAGACAGCCGCTGAAATCCTCGAAATCCTTGATACAATAGCACCGAGAACCACCGAGAGGTAATCATGTTCATTCTCCTCTGCTTTGCCTGTAGTGCCCTCGCCGAAGAAGCCCCCGGGGAAGACACGGCCGCTGAACAGTTGACCGACCAGATGGTCGAGATCCGTGAACGTCTTGAGAGGCTCGCAGAGGACGAAGCTGTCGAGGGAGATGAAACCGAAACAACCCCGGCCGAAGAGGTCGAGGTTGTTGGAGAAACGGTCATTGTCGTTGAGGGTTAACGGTGCTTGCGAGCATCGATACGCGCATCCTCTCCGTGGTCAACGAGTAAAACAAGCCAATCACCGTAAGTTTTCGGTTCTCCGTCGATGACCTTGACCGAGAAGGCCTTGGCCAAACCTTTGACGTGACGGATTGTTGGTGTGCGGCGCGCGTTCTCGAGCCGACTAATCTCGGGTTGCGTGATGTTGGAACGGCGAGCAAGTTCGCTCATGCTCCAACCTCGTCCTTGTCGGCAGTACTTAACGAGGCGGGAGAACTCTGACGGTTGAGACATGTGGACCTCCTTCTGTCGATGTCTGATGACAGGGTAGTCTAACGATGTCATGTCGTCAAGTTTTAAGTTGACAGCCTGACCTAACTCCCCTATTATTCGGCGCGGAGGTAGCATGTTCAAACAACCAAGATTCAAGTACTATATTCACTCGGGACCTCGAAGCCTTTATCGACTTGAGACCTTAGTTCCGGGGTGCCTCGTCTACGGTCGGTACGCAACCCAACGAGGCAGACTGGAGCACCTGATGGGGGACGGAAACGTCGAGATAGAAATTCTTGCTCCCGTCCACGGAGCTTGGTTGGTCGAGCAGTGGCTGACACACTTCGGTGTCAGCTCCTACGCAGATCAGATTGGCCCCGCCATCGACACTTGGGCATCCGTACCAAAGGGTGACCGTGCGGCAGAGGGGCGCAGACTTGTTGAGTCGAATCCAGAGATACGGTCGCATGTTCCAGACCTCGCAACCAACTACCAACTGGCCAACGTACAGTGGGCCAGTACGCGCCCCTGGGTGCTCAATCTCTGGGCCTGCGGTAGCGGTAAGACTCTGGGGTCCCTGCTTGCGTCTCTGACGACTCCTGGGCCTGTTCTGGTCGTGTGTCCGGCCAAGGCCCGTCATGTGTGGTGGAGTCAAGTTCAAGAGTACACACACATCAAGCCGTACCGTATTCGCCCTGTGTCGGAGCAGCGTAAGGGCCATGTCCCGCTAGACCAATATCTCATGGAGTGTACCCAAGAGGGGACAAGACCCTTTGTGATTATCGGGTCCGAGAGTTTGGCTGACAATTTTGAGACGGTACAGTTGGTCTCACCTACGGTTCTTATCTTCGACGAGATCCATACGCACGGCTCGGCCAAACGCTGGACCGCAGTTGAACAACTCGATGGTGAGGTCAAGTTCAAGAAGCGCAAAACTTCAGGTGGAAACCGACACACCCGATCTGTCGCAGCGATGGATGCATCTAGGTTATCCAGTGTTAAGCTTCGCATTGGGTTGACAGCAACCCCTCTCGATGATGGCCGACCCCGACGTTTGTGGAGCCAACTGGATTTACTTGTACCCGGCGGGTTCTCTCATTCGTATCGCCGCTTCGCAGAGAGATTCTGCGATGCAAGGCCCAGTCCTTGGGGCGGTATCGACGACAAAGGAAGCAGCAACCTTGAGGAACTCCGCGCACGGTGTTCGTTCTTCACACATGAAGTACCATACTCTGAGAGTCACTCAGAGCTGCCCGCCACTCGGGTGCAGGTCATGTATCTGTCTCACACAGAACTCAATCGAGCCGGTCGGTTCAGTGATGACCAGACATTCGGGCAGGCCATGAAAGCCATGGCAAAGCAGAAAGGTCTGGCGAAAGAGAGAATGGTTGAGTCTCGACTTGCTGAAGCGTGCTCAAGGAAGCGTCGGTTTGTCATCGAAGAAGTTCTCGAAGGTCTCCAAGGTGGCGGTAAGGTCGTGGTATTCACCGCCAGACGCCGAGAGACAGAGGTCTGGGCCCATGAGTTGAAGAAGAAAGTGGGTCGAGGCGATGAGACGGCCGGGATGAATGCGCCTGTCTGGATGGCCCACGGTGGTGTGCCCGAGTCTGAGCGCGATAACATCATCGAAAAGTTCCGGCAGTCCGATGGTCCCTGCTGCTTGGTCGCAACCGGTCAGTCTGTGGGTACAGGTGTCGATGGTATGCAGACAAGTGACCTCGCCATCTTTGCAATGCTGCCGTGGAAGCCCGGAGACTTTGTCCAGTGGAAGGGACGGTTCGACCGGTTGGGTGGTCGGGCCACTCTCCTCAAGGTCGTGGTGGCACAGGGCACCTACGATGAAAGAGTCGTTGAAATCTTGACGGACAAATTTGGGCCGATTGAAACGTTTTTAGCCGCTGACGAGCTAAAGGGACTTGATACTAAGCTCCTCGGTATCGAGGATGAACAGTCGCTCATCGACGATTTTCTTGCATCGTTAAACTGACTCAGGTAAGTTGTCTTCAACCGCTGACGCTGTCAGCCTAATTCCGACTGTTCCGAGAGTACCATATGACAAAAGCTCGCATCATCGATGCAGGGCGCAGTGACCGAGGGTGGTCGCGCGTCGGTAACTTTTTCAAATGCCCACAGTTGTTCGCTTACGGCGAGCGCATTGGCGTAGAGCTGATTCCTGCTGACCCCTTATTGAAGGGTAGTCTGGGGCACCTGCTTCAAGCACACCTACACGGTCGATGGGGTGCCGCCCAGGGCGGCTGTTGGGTTGACAACGAGTGGGTCTCTGAGCCAGAGCAGCTCCTTGCGCCCGAAGAAGCCGCCACCATATGGGCTGAAGCGAACGGAGCACAGCGGCATCTGCCGTTGATGCTTGAGATATTCGATGCCTATTTGGATCGGTTCCCTGAACCACCGGGACGCATCCTTGCAGTGGAGCACCAGATCACAGGTGTCTTAGGTACAGATCCCAACGGAGAGTGGGGACTCTGGGACAGAGACAACCCGCACATCACACCGACACCGTTGGACATGCCGGGGCACCCAGACCACGGCAAGCCCATCACGCTCACACGTCGAGTGGACCTTACCATTCGAGATGGAGCCGGACGCGCATGGGTCTGGGACCACAAGCATCAAGCTCGGGTCAACCCGGGCAAGAGTGTCGAGGCCTACGCCATCGACGGTGGGTTTACAGCTTTCAGAATACTGGGCCGACAAGTGTGGGACAACTTCGGTGGGCTGGCACTAAACCTAATCCAAACTCGTAAACCGTGGAAGGTTGCTCGAGTGCCCGTACCCTTTACCCCGTGGCGTGACACTCACTTTGCTGAGATGTTGTGGCGCGCTGAACATGAGATCGCACGGCTGGACATTGACGGTACCGATCATTGGTGCTGGCCCAAGGCTCAACACGAAACAACATGCTTCGGTCGTTATGGAGGTTGTTCCGCCCTTCGCCTCTGCATGTATGGGAAATCTGAAATAAATAGTCGATAAGGTCTTGACGCTATGACAAGACTGCTATAGACATATTGGCATACCGCAGTTGACCGGTTTACGTCAGCAACACTACTACCATCACTACTACTAACAGAACTGGAGAATCCATGACCTCACCACCTACGGTGATGTGCGCGGTATTCGGAGCGCCAAAGAAGAAGAAGACCAGCGACATGCTGGCGGCGTTTCCGACCGCACTATTCATCGGCGTACCAAGTGCCATCACACTTGTCGCGCAAAATGAGTTGGGCTACAGCCCAGCCATCTACCCACAACCGCCGCAGACCTTAACGGATCTGAACCATGCCTTGGAGAGCATCGCTCATCAGGGGATCGCGCAGCAGTACGGTGCAATCGTCATTGACGATGCAAGCCATCTCTGTAAGCGTTCCATGCTTGTCTGGCAGGATGAGGCCCCTATGGGTCGATCCGGCCGAAAGGATAAGTTCTATGCTTACCAGATGCTGGATCAAGCATTGCTTCAGCTGTCGAGTTTGAGTCGTCACATTGGAGTGCATCTCGCGATGACATTCCATGAGAAGACATCAGGCGAAGCAGCCGACGGGAACTTCACGCCAGGCGGACCAGATGTTCCGTCTCGCAACCAAGTGAAGACCATCCCGTCTTGGTGCGACATCACAGTCCGGGCAATGGTTGATAAAACCTACCCTGATCCTTGGTTCCCAGGTGTTTACTACTGCGACCCAGCCAACTCTCAATGGGTTACTGGCGACCGTACCGGCGTATGCTGGAAGCAGACACCAGGCAATCTTCGTGAGATTCTGCGGGCATCAAACTCAGGGTATCGGCTCGACCGACTCCCAGGGCTTGAGTGGCAAGACGACATTGCGGATCAAGTTGCCGATCGTATCTGCGCCGGTGAAGATCCCAAGGTTGTCTGTCGTGACATCGCCGCAGAAAACGATGTTGAGAAGCTGGGTAGACTCCCTCTTCGATGGGCCTGTCAGGACGGGATAGCCCGCGCAGTCCTACGTACTCGTCAACAGAGAGATCTGTTTGACTTCACATCTTCAGCCAAGCCGAAGCGCAAAACGTTGGGCAGCCGCCCAGCCGGACCACCGACGCCTACCTGAAACCCCGACGGGAAACCGTTACAACCAAAACCATAACTACTAACACGGAAATACTATGTCTTTCGTCATTCCTACCGGTGCCTTCGAGCACGTCACGCCTCTCGGAGCAACCCCACCAGCCGCTGGGTACTATGCTGTAAAAATTACAAAGGTTGAGAACAACCAACGTGACAAAGCACACACCCGTCGCATCCACTGTCAGTTCGAGAACGGCTTCTCGATGTTCGAGTTTCTTCATTGCGCGTACGACGAGGAGGGTAACCCTTACCCTGGCCTTGAAATGAAACAAGTTCGCGGTCGTCTTGCGGCTCTTATGAGCATCCTGTTCTCCTTGGGTTACACCAAGGACCAATTGATGAGCGGAGAAGTCGGCACTGAGACCCTGCTGTATGGTACCAACGGCGGCCGCAAAGCCTACGTTGAGTTCATTCCCGGTCAAAAGGGCGTCCAGGGTTCCTACTCCACCATCCGTCGCTTCGTGTCTGAAGCTGTCTTCAATGCCAACAAAGACAAAGAGTACGCGAATCCCCACGCGGTCACTACCAAGACTGCATCGGCCGCCACCAATAATGGTGTGCGTGCTCCCGCCCCTGCCGGTCATGCCCTGCCATCCCCTGCGCAAGGCCTGATTCGATAGTTCCTGCCCCATTGGGGGCCGAGTTCATGGAAGTCGTGCTTGGTCGGTCGGTCTAGCACATGCTTACTCCGCTTCCGCGAACTTCGGTCCCCTTTTTCTTTTGGTTGTGTCATGTCCTGCGACCCCACAGAACTGGGTGCCCTCTGCGACCAATGCCCCCTCGGTCCGCGCGGAGTCTTTCGTCCTGACTTCTTTCAGCCCGTTCTACCTGAACATCGCGGTGCAGCCAAAACTCTCGTCGTCACCAATAGTCCGACGATGGACGACGAGAGAGAAGGACGGCCTTTACAGGGTGCCTCAGGTCAAGAACTGACCTCTGCCCTCCACCGTGCCGGTCTTCGGCGCAAAGACGTTTCCGTCACACCTGTGATTCTCTGCCGCCTACCGGGTGCCGCAGCAGGTGCATGGAAACGACTCAAACGAAAACTTGACGCGACAAACAAGAAGCGCGCGGAGATGGGGGCCAAGCCCATCCTCCCGCCGACGCACTACTGCCGCCCACGTCTCCTCAATGACCTCGCAAAGTACAAGCAGGTTGTCCCGTTGGGTAAGATTGCTACGCAAGCTGTGACAGGCTCAGACGCCTCTATTGAGCGAACACGCGGTGACCTCATCTTTGTCAGCGCAGAGATGCGCCGGACGTTCAAGCGAGATGAGGCGGTCTGGAAGGTGGTGCCTGCAATGCACCCTGCGACCACGCTCCGCTCTCCAGCATGGAGACCTGTCCTCGTGGCGGACCTACAGAAAGCAGACCGCTGGTTCAACGGTCGGTTACGCTGGTCCAAACCCGAAACACTGTGGCGACCCACACCTCAGGAACTACGCGACTGGTTTGCACGGGACGAACCGTTCTGGGCGTATGACCTTGAGACTGACGGCATTCACACCAATAAGTGTAATGTTCGGACGATTGCCATCGCTACACCGGACAGCACACTTCATGTGTCTCAGGCGGTGGGTCTGTCTTTCCTATCTACTGACGGGCACACTCGGTTCTACGAACCAGAGGTCGAGGCCGAGATATACGACATCCTTCGTGGCGCATTCACAGACGGACGTATCTGGGTGGGGCACAACGCCGGCTATTTCGACCGCAAAGTCGTTGAGACCTGGCTGGGCGTGACTCCACACCCCATCGTCGACACACTGTTCGGCGCACGGTTTCGAAGCCCGGATCTGCCCAAGGGACTGAAGACCGTCGGGTCCATTCTCACTGACGTAGAGCGGTGGGAGACCACAGAGAAGGGGACCAAGATCGCAACAGGTTCCGAGGACGATGATGAACTTCTCAAGTACAACGTCATCGATGCTGTGGTCAACGTCAGGATCACGAGACCCCTGTTGACAGATGCAGATGAGGTCGGTGCGTTCCGTCCCCTCAGCGAGGACATCCGACCACCGGGCTGGCCCACTGACCGGGCATGGAATCTCTGGGAGGTGGACCACCACACCCAAGAGATGTGCGTCGAAATGAACAAGAACGGTGTTTGGATCGACCAGAAGAAAAGGTTCGAACTGGAAGTTGAGTACGAGCACTCTGTCATCCAGCGAGAGAAGCGCATCCGTGAACTGGGCGATGACCTGTCCCCCGGCTCCTACGATCAGATCCGACATCTGCTTTATGAGAAGTGGAAGCTGCCGATTCCTCCAACGATGGATGCCCGAGAGTTTTATACCGACACCGGGCTGCCCGGCACAGACGACAACGTGCTCCGTGCCCACATGGCAGGTGGTCTGTTGTCAGAGAAGCAAGCTGCGTTCATCCGTGAGCTTCGATTGTTTCGTCGAGAGAAGAACAAGATCCTCGGCACGGTCCTCATCCCCCTGCGGACCAGAGAGGAAGACCCAAAGAAGGGGTTGGTCTGGGAAGATGGACGAGTTCGAAGTACGTGGAACGCCCATGTCACGAGCGTCGGTCGTCTCTCCAGCAGCGGTCCAAACCTCCAGAACATCGGGAACCGGAAGGGCCAGGGCCGACTCAAGTCTGTCTTCGCAGCACCACCGGGACGCATCTTCGTGGGTGCTGACCTTGACCAAGCGCACTTGAGGATCACAGCAAACTACTGGAAGATCCCTCGTTTGCTCGAGTGCTTCGAGAAGAACCTCGACCCACACGGACTGCTCTGCCAAGACATCTTCGGCAAAGACTATGAGAACGCAGATGGTTGGGGACCCGAAGGGTTCTCCGTCGCACGCAAGCCGCCCAAGGGGAAAGCCAAGAGTATGCGTGACGTCATGAAGACGTTCCGGTACGCCAGTATCTACTGGGCAGATCCCAACACAGTCTGGCGTGTACTGACCTCGACCGAGACGGACGATGCACAGTTGCCCTACGCAAATATGACCAGCCGCCAGGTCAGAACATTTCACAGACGCTGGCTCAAGGCCGAACCCGAGTGGCTCCAAGCGTGGCAGCTGATGCTCAATATCTTTGCGGCTCAGGGCTATATCGAAGAGCCTGTCATGGGTCGACGGTCTGGCGGACTGAGCGACGGAAAGAAGAACGAAGTCGTGAACTTTCCCATTCTTGCTGCCGAATCAAGCCTGATGCGTATCGCTGAGATTCGAATCCGCGATGCGTTCCCTTACGAATTTGCCGGCCCTGGGACCGGAATGATCCACCAGTGCCACGACTCGATAGCCGTCGAGGTGCCGCTGCCTCCAGGGTGTGACCCACTCTGGAAGCCCAAACGTGGTGAGCCTCTGCCGCCGACGCTGGAGCACTGGAAAAACTTGGTCGAGGAGTGCATGACTGTCCGGGTACCCGGATGGCCTGTCGTCCTTACCTCAGAGGCCGATGTCGGCCGAACTTTGAAAGATGTATAGGAGTAACAATGCAACAGATTGGCAGATGGTTTTTGGCTCACAGTAGGGGAACAAGTGTCCCCGAGATTGAGCAAATGTGTGCGGAACTCGAACCACGATTGTGCGGGGGCGGTTGGCTTGCTCAGGTCACACCCGGACGAGATGACTTCTCAATGCGCGCTGCCGCAGAGGGTGGCTGGAAGGGTTGGGCCCGAGGTATCGGAGTGGCTGAGAGCTGGGATGGTAGCCCGCTTTATCACGGATGCGTGGTACCGGTTCACACGCGCAACGACCTCTGGGTCGGACGCGCCACGGCAGACATCGTGCAGAGCTTCCTCTGGGAGAGCAAACACGCGATGCTCTGGATTCTCAGTGAAGAGAGGCTGGTCCGAGTCACCGACATTCAACGCGGACCTGATGACGAGTACAAGCGCTGGGCGAAACTTATCATCGAAGGCGGTGCGGAATGAGCGGTCGCACACGGAAACACGGTGAGCGCGCACCACTGGATGCCTACTATACAGACGACCGAGTTGCTTGGGCGATTGTTCAGGAGGTCATGCGTCACATCATTATTATGGACGAACCGCCTCTGAGAATTCTTGAGCCGCATGTCGGCGGTGGTGCTTTCATTCGGGCGTTCAAACGTCTCAACAACCCGAAGATCAAATACACGGCCATGGATTTAAACCCTGAGTCAGAGGGTCTGAAGCTTGCGGATACGGTGCTTCCTTGTGGAGATTTCCTCGAGTTCGCTGAGAACTGGAATCCCAAACGCAAGCCCTACGACATCGTGATCGGCAACCCCCCGTTTTCTGATGACGGAGTTGTCGTGGCGCACGAGCACATCGAGGCTGCCCGTAAGGTTGGCCGGTGGGTGATTATGCTCACCCGTGTTGGTCTCTTCACTGCGCTCCGCCGTCGTGAATGGTGTCGCAAATTCAAGCCCCTACTTACCTACGACCTCGCCCCTCGTCCCAGTTTCACTGGCCGAGGAACAGACAGCGCCGAGTACCGCGTCAGCGTGATCGGTCCCTACCTACCTCACACAAGCCGCCACAACATTCTGTGGTGGAAGGAGTAACATGAGCATTCTTACCAAGAAACCATACGTATCGAAAGTTGTGTCCAACTTGAAGAGTCCCTGTGACTCGGCATGGAGCACCACTCTTACTGAGAAAACTCTCATTGTCGGAGACAACGGGAGCGGAAAGACCGCGATTGTCCAAGCGCTTGAGCTGGCACTGACTGGTGCTGCGGACGACATTGTTGGGCGATCAGGTGTCAAAGATGTCGGTACGCTGAAAGGTCTCGCACCGGGCGAACCTCTTTCGTCTGAAGTCATCCTCTCCAACGGGCAGATGGCATCATTCTCCCTCGACGGGAAAAAGCGCCACATGTCTGCTTACGAAGACGCTTTGGTATTACGGGATGTCAAGGCAGCACTGCTCGCTGGACCTGCCAAGGCGCGTGAGGCGTTGCTGCATTGGCTGTCTGACGACATTGACCAGTCAGCCATTCTCGGAGCACTGTCCGCAGATGATGCCAAGGCGATGATGGAGATCGGTCAGCACAAGAAAGGTGCCCCTGCGGTCGTGCTGGCTCGGGTCATCGACCATCTAAATTCCCAAGGCCGCAAACTGAACGCTGAAATCAAAGGCGCGAAAAAGATCATCGAGCAGATGTCTGGTGAACTCACCAGTCGCCCCCTCGACGAGGACATCGAAGCAGCCGAGACAGCCGCAGCCGAGGCACAGAAGAAACTGAACGAGTCCAAGGCAGCACACGCTCACGCACTGTTGGCTGTGTCTCGTGACGCAGCAGAGACATGGTGCCCTGTCTGCTCCAGCGAAGTGGGTGCAGACCATCTCGGCAAAGTTTTCCGATTTTGGGAGGCGCAGTTGGGTAGCGAGAACATTCTCGCCTCTGATGTCGTTGAGGCGCACAAGCACTTGACTGAGATTCGCGCAGCGGCTCAGGCTTGGGACCGCATGACAAACTCCCGTCGTGCCATCCGAGAGATGGAGCAGAGCGTTGAGAAAGGCAAACGGTTGAAAGCTGTCCTATCTGAGGTGTCTACTCGACTGCTCGACACAGCGCTGGGCCGATTCGTCGTCGAGGTCCAAGAACGTCTGCCCTCTGGCTGGACATTTGGGATCAACGCAAGCGGAACGGTGCGTGTCGGACTGCGTAGTCTCGACGGCACACTCCGTCCCAGTCTCTCTGGCGCTGAGTGGGCTGCGGTGACTGCCGCAATTGGCTCTGTGGTGGCCGAGCGCAGAGCGGTTGAAATGCCTATCCTTATTCTGGAGGACCGTGCGTGGGATGAAACCACACTTGCGTCTGTGATGACATCCCTCCGGTCATTCAGCGGTCAGGTTATTATCACGACGACGCGCGGACCAAGCGCACCGGTCGCAGGATGGAGCGTTGTCTCCGTTGATCTCGACCAACAGGGACCCACCTCCCGTATCATGCGTCGACTGACTGAGACAGGATATACTGAGACAAATGCCGACAGGGCTCAACTGCAAAGTTTGAGTCGTCAATAAGAAGGAGGCATCGTGATCTGTGCCGAATGCGGTGCTCGCCTATATGTACTGACCTCAAGGCACAGCGGTAGCGACAGGGATTTCCTGCGTAACAAGAGCCTCATCGCTACCGCACTTAAGGTGGTGGGTTGGTACACAGCCGAGTGGGTGGTTCGTCACCGGCAGTGCAAGAAATGCGGATGGAGCACCAAAACAATAGAGATACCGATGGACGATTTACAGAACGGATGGACCCCGAAGGAGTAATGATGGAACAGATGGAAACCGAGCGCCCAGGCGATGACAGCACACACTATCTACGTGCAGTACTCGAGGCGGAAACCAAGGAAGCAAGGGCAGATGCGCTTGCGGAAGCACGTACGCCAGAGGCGATGGACCTACTGGCCGAGGACTGGGCCGACGACGCACAGCGTAAAATACTGACGACTCTGTTCTCATCGCTCGAAGCGACACCCGGCTGCACTGTCAAAGCGCGCTCACTGCGTAAGGCCATTGAGGGTCTTGCATCCACGCGACAGACGGAGGCGCGGCTTGATCAACTTGAGGCCGCAATCACCGAGACAACATTGGCTGCTGCGCTGACAGGTCGCCTGCCCCCTGAGAGTCTGGTGTCGGCACCTGTGCTGGCTGACCTCCGGGTACCTCGTGGGTATCAAGTCGCACCCAATGGTATCTTCAAGCTGTCGGCATCGCCCGATGGAGACGTAGTCGCCACTCGCATCGCAGCCACACCGATATTCATCGTGGGTCGCACCATTGATGTGTTGTCGAGCCAGGCGTACAGACAGGTCGTGTGGCTCACGCCTCAGGGCTGGGCGTCTCGGGTGGTGGACCGTCGTACCCTCTGCGACGGTCGGCAAATACTGGGCCTCGCAACTTACGAAGCGCCGGTCAGTTCAAACACTTCAGGTCAGATTATCTCGTGGTTGTCAGAGTTTGAGGCAGAGAACCTGTGGCGGTTCACGACGGTACAGACAACACCGCGCATGGGTTGGCAGCCGGATGGATCGTTCATGTTGCCCGATCAGCACTACGCCCTAACTGCCGCAGCCCGGTACAAATTCATGCCCCCTGACGGGCAGGAACATGTGTCGAGGGGCTGGCTGACGAGCGGGACATGGGAGGGCTGGCAGGAAGCTGTCGTCGGTGTCTCTGAGCATCCAATCATGATGATCGCAATCTATGCCGCAGCCACCAGCCCGTTGCTCCAGATCTTCAACATCCCAGGGTTCGTCGTAGACATTTGTGGTGAAACGTCGGGAGGTAAAACAACGGCCTTACGTCTTGCGGCCAGCGTTTGGGGTAAGCCCAGTGACTCATACCCCACAGCCATGTACTCATGGGATGCGACACGGGTATGGATTGAACGCACAGCCGGTACGCTGTACAACCTGCCGCTGATTCTCGATGAGACCAAGCGGGTCAAGAACACCAAGATCATTCGAGATGTCATCTACGATTTCTGTCAGGGGCAGGGTCGAGGTCGTGGTCGTCCAGACGGCACACGTCGGTCAGAGACATGGCGCAGTGTCCTCATCTCCAGTGGAGAGGGGTCAGCCGTCACGTACAGTCAGGACGCAGGTACCCGTGCTCGTGTCATCACACTCGACGGGAAGCCGTTGGGCATCGACCCGTCAAAGGGTGGTCCTGCCGCTGACAGACTGCAAGCTGGTATCCGAGTGCACCACGGGCATTTGGGTCGTCGACTCGCTGAGTATCTGGTGGCAACGCAAAACGACCATCAGGCTCTGAGAGATCTATTCCACCAGTGGCGACAGCACTACACAGACAATGCGCGAAACGCCGTTGCCAAGAGACACGCGGCATACCTGGCTGCCATGGCTGTCACAGCCACGATCCTGCATGATCATCTCGATGTGCCCGCTGCTCAGTGTGACCCCTTCTTGATGCTGGCCGAGGCGGCCCACAAGTCTGGCGGAGAATCCGACCGTCCGTTGGAGGCATTGCAGGATCTGGTGTCTTGGTGCGCCGCCAATCAGAATCGGTTCTGGGGTCGTCATGATCGAGGTCCAAACGGCGAACCCCGCGTTCCCTACGGTGGGTGGGCTGGTGTCTGGGGCGACGGAGACGACTGGAGTTTCATCGCCATTTCTGGTGCGACATTGAGGAACCAACTTGAGTCTGCTGGACACCATCCCCCTGAGATTCTGTCTCGGTGGGCTGGGCGGGATTGGCTTGTCAAGAGTTCATCTCGACTCAGTCGCACGGTTCGTCTCGACGGTCAACCTACTCGCTGCTATTGTATTCGCAAAGAGGCCATCGAGTTGGCCCTGATCGATTGATGCGAGGCGTCGATGGCTATTGGTGTTTCAGACTATCTGATGGAGATCTATGAAGCGAGGAAGGACCAGGTTGACTGGTCACAGTCGTCGCGTCAGATCGCGAAACTGCTCGGTATCTCACCCACCAGCGTCGGTAAACTGAAACAGCTGCGTGTCTCTGAGCTCGGTGAGGACGCCATCAAACGAAAGTTCGAGGCGATTGAGGGGCCGGGGTCCGACAAGCCACGACCCACTCACCTCGTCATCGGAGACGCCCATGCCGCCCCGGGCCAAAGCCTCGGGCGGTTCCTGCTTTTGGGCCGCATGATTCGAGACATCCGACCCGACGTTGTCATTTGCATCGGGGACTGGGCAGACATGGAGAGTCTGAGCCACTACGACAAGGGCAAGCGTTCATTCGAGGGACGCCGATACAGTCGTGACATCGATGTAGCCAACCGCGCACTGGCCCTGCTACACCAACCCATCGACGAACACAACGCGCAGTACCCAGATAATCCTGTGCAACCTCGGTTCGTGTACTGCGAGGGGAATCACGAGTATCGGATCGAGCGTGCCAAGATCGACAGCCCGGGCATCGACGCCATCGATCTGTCAGACATTGATTTCGAACGTAGGGGCTGGGAGGTGTTCCGATTCCTTAAGCCGGCTGAGATCGATGGTGTGATGTATTGTCACTACCTGACCAGCCAGAACACAGCCCGTGCGATTGGTGGTGTCAACGCTGCCAGGTCCCTGCTGCTGAAGAAGCATATCAGTTGCGTAGTCGGCCACTCTCATCTGCTCAACTACAACACGACGATGGCAGGGATGTCGCGACGCATGCACGCACTGGTCTGTGGATATTACTGTGACGTACCGCAGACATACGCTGAACAAAGTAATGCCGGGTGGTGGCCCGGCATCTGTGTCCTCCGTCGTGTCGAGGATGGTGACTACGATTTGGAACTCTGGTCTATGCGTCGGATCCGCGATCGGTGGAAGAATCGGTAGACTTGTCGGCCGGTATCCATCCAAACGAACCACTCTCACGTCGCCCGAAGTGGTAGTCCGAACGATGGGTCCATCCGTACTCTGCGTTTATCAACCGCACCACACGTTGAATGAGCGCATACTGCGAGTCCATATCGTCGAGATCTTCCCACAGGTTGTCGAGGTGACGCACGAATCCGTCGACGTTGCTCTTGTGGACGAGTCCTTGGAATCGTTTCGATTCAGTGGTTTTGGGTCGGAACCCGAACCACCCACCGGGAATTCGAGGACTATTTTCCAAGTGGTCCTTGACGACATCAACCAACTGCTCCCAATCATCATCGACGGACTGCGTTTGTACACTACGCGCCGGAGCAATGGGGGACATATGTTGTTCTATTTCGAGTTGGGTTTCCCGTAGGTCGCATAGAATCGTGTTCAGTTCTTGGCTCAGTCGTGCTTGTCGGCACTCACGTTCCTCCGTAGTCGAGCAGACAAGCTCCGAGACAGCCGTTTGATCCACGACTGTGATGAGTTGGTGCACTAATTTAGACAAATGTTTATACATATTAGTCACAGGGATCTCCTGTTGATGGGTTGGATAGGTCGCCTCTTCAGGCGCGTATTGATTCAGCTGTCGGGTCGGAGTTACCGAACGACCGCAGGAATAGCAAGCTGTCAGTCAACGCCTCAAGCGCGTCCACAACATCCGTGCCGCACCCCATCGCGATTATGCCGTGACGTGTTGACGCAGAGGTCATATGGACATCTGCTTTGAGTCCGGTTTTCTCCGTCTGGGGATCCATCTTCCACGTCCGGATCTCGATGGGCTCTTCCGACCATGCCCCCCAGCGGGACACGATTCCCTGAATGATCAGTTCCGTGTATCCGCTAATCATGTCGTCAAGGTGGTCTGATTCCATCGGTCCCTCACAATCATCGTAGCCCAACCCGTCACGGTTGGGACACCAAATGTCGGCGCTCATGATGTTGACCCGTCGAAGCTTCGGCCGCACAGCGTTGCGCACTGCTTCCGCCCCTTTCCGCAGGTGGGACATAGAATAGCCCCAGTCGCAATCATCTGCTTCTCTGTGAAGCATTCGGGATTGAATTCGTGGAGCGCACTGCGCAGGTTGTTGATTCCTGTGACACCCAACGACCGCACATCTATCGTCCCCTCGGCAACACGTACAAGATCCGACAGGTCCAAGGGTGCGCCTGTCATAGTTTCATGCTTCTTTAGTGCATTCATTGTGCGGAATGACAGCTCGTACTCGAAGGGCAGTGCGTTCTGTATCGAGTCCAAAGATACGGCCGCGTAAAACTCGTCTCGTCGCTTCACCTCAGCCCACTCACTGAGCACGATACCGACTGCGGTTTCGATCGTTGCATGTCCAAGTTCCTCGGCGAATTTACAGAGGGTGTTGAAGTCTTGTGTTGAAAGAGTACATCCACCGATACGTGTTGCGTTACTCATTGCTGTCGTCCTCCTTTTCAAATACGTAGGTGCCGCGATGGCTGATCCACAGAGTGGAACCATCGTCGAGTGTTACTGCTAAACCCACGACATTCCGACGTGCGCCCTTCTCGTTGATCTCGATCAACTCCGTTGTTTTCTCCGCACGGATGCCGTCAGCGTTGAGTCGCTCAATGAGACTCTGAGCCGAGCGGTGATACCTTGCCTTGAATGACCGGGCATTACCTGTCAGGGTCGAGCCGCTCCAAGCCTCCTCGCCTCGAATGAGGTCTTGCTGGTATGTACCTCGTGTGTGACTACTGAGGATGTTGTGAATGGTCTCCAGTGTCAGTGTTCGTTCTGTGTTCATTCCTCACCTCCAAACATGGCAGACCACTCCGAGGGGCTGATGCCTGTCATAATGAACTCGCGTAGTGCTGGCTCGATACCGACGAACGCGTCCTGTGCGAGCGTCCCTGCTTTCCACTTGTCGAGCATCTCCTGAGTCAGCCCAGGAATGAGCATTGTGCGTGTCAACCCTGAAACTAAACTGGTACGTGTGATAGTCATATCTCTCTCCTTACTCGCAACGGAGCACGATAACCGTGCTTCCTTCGGCAATGGTGCCGACAACCCAGCTTGTCCGGGCGTGGCAGAATGTTTGGTCGGTCAACTCGATTGACAACCACTGGTCGCCTGTCGAGTCGATGATGCCGACCCAAAGTCCAAAGATTGCTGTGTACATGCTTACTCCTGTGCCCTGAGGGCTGTGATTATTTCTCGACCATGCGATGAGTGATGTCACCGATGAGCTCGGCAGCTTCGATGGACAACTCTCCATTGTCGTTGAACAACTCAGTGAGAGCCATGGCCACGTAGAGAACTGCGGTGACTGCGCACCAGTATTCTTGGCTGATGAGGTCCGAACCGCTGCCCTTCATGCCTGACAGCCAGGCGTCGGGCACGACCTCGTGGAGGTCGCAGGACTCATACGCGTGTTCAATCAGACCGCATGAAAAGTCGAAGTTATCGAACACGTCAAGCGTATCTGCGACGGGTCGCAGGGATAGGAACTCGGTCGCCCATTTGGCGAACGTGTGAGCCTCGTCGCCCGTGAGGACCTTCTCGACGTGTTGATAGGTTTTGATCTGGTTCGCTCGGATTTCTTGTCTGTTCATTCCTTCTCCTATCGAGGGTAGGTTGTCTATGTAATACAGTTTTATACGTTGTGGTATAACTTTCTTCGAAGTGCTTTATACAGCTGTACGAAACAGTTGCTTCTTCCTCACTTGGTTGGGATGGTGCGGGCCACAACCTCTGCGAGTTTCGGCGGCACGGCATTGCCGATCTGCCGGTACTGACTGCTCTGGCTGCCCTGCCAAGCCACGACGGGGAACCCCTGTAGTACCGCGACCTCGGCGATAGTCAACCGCCGACGCTCGGTCAGTGTGCTCTGCGCTCCGACCTCGGCCGCCTCAATCCACTGAGCATCCGACGCATGGACGGGCCCCTCGTTGAATGGAACACGGCCACGGTCTTTGTACTGTCCCCGCGCCTCAATGTTGAGGAGCCAAGGTCCGGCATTCGATACGCGTCGAGCCGCTATTGTGACAGAAGGCTCTTGGTCCAGCCGCCGATAGGTCCGGTCCTCTCCGGGTCGCGGGTTCGTACCACCACCAACAATACGTTGGGTTCGGCCCCGTGGTCCCTCGCCGGACACATCAAGTCCCAACGCAGCGCCCATGCTGACCCATGGCTTGAGTCCGCCCACACCGCCCTTGGCGTGTGTTGGCTTGGGTTGTCCGAGCGGCTCAGGGCCAGCCCAGATGAACACCCGCTTGCGTTTCTGAGGCAATCCAAAATCGGCAGCGTTGAGCGTGTACCATCCGACGTGCTTGAACCGTTGGCGCAGTTGCTTTAGGATGACGTGGTTGAAGTAGCACGCGGGGCATGACATTGGCTTGGGGTCAGCACCGCGTCGACACTCCGCCTTGCCCCGATGGAACGTCAGGCCGGGCACGTTCTCTGCGAGGAACCACATTGGGTTCAGGGCATCGATCCACGCGACGGTGGCGGGCCACTTGTTTCGGTCGTCGGATGCGCCTTGCCGTTTGCCCGCTTGGCTGAACGCCTGGCACGGGAAACTCGACCACAACAGGTCAGGGCGACTGACCTCGAAGCTGTTCACCATCTCACCTACAACAGACGCCATGATGTCTGGGTCGTCGACACTGCCGCAGAGTACCGGGGCTGCTGGCATCGACGCATCGACCGTGCGGCATGCGTCCGCATCCCATTCGACCATGCCGATGTGCTCAAACCCTGCGGCCTCCAAGCCTCGGGCTGCTCCGCCGGCTCCACTGAATAGTTCAACGACATTCATGACTGACCTCCAATGAAATCCTGTGGGTTGTCTCGACGCACCTGCGCCAGTGAGATGAACTGTGATGTCTGGTGCCCACCCGGTCCTTGGTAGTGGGCTGCCCACAAGGACCGACCACAACGCGTCACACCGATCCAGCGTGACGGACGGGAGCTTGGGTGCGTGCGGACCCACTGCCCGCACTTCAGGACGACTTCTCCTCGACGTATCTGTGCACGTAGATTAGGGGTCAGTAGGATGGTGGGGACATACATGGTCTGCATCATGACAATCTCCCCTGCCCCATTGGTTGCCCGATGGTACGCCCCATCAGAATCTCCTGTCCAAACTGGAGTACCAGTTGGTACACCATTTCGTCTGTTGTGTCGCGGCAATCCGCAACACATGTCGCCGCGTACCGGCTCCCATCTGTTCCGATCTCCTCAAGGACAACGACAGGTGCGTGGGCGACCCAGTCGTAACGTTCCGCCAAGTCCTCATCGGACTCGGTGCGCCAAGATGGTGCGATGCTCGGGTGCCCCAGCACCCACAGACGACGGATTTTATCTCGGAGATCGTTCATGAGCGCACCTCACGCAGGGCAAGTAGGGCCTGACGGGCATCGTCAGGGGTTCGGTGTCCGTACTCATCGTTGATGTTGGCTGCGTCGAATAGACGGATACCCGTACCGACGTAGCGAACAGCGGCCTCATCCCCTACCTCAATGACTTGAGTGGGCTCAATCGTCATGGGGTCGACAGCACAGACCCAGACATGGGGGATCCACACGTTGCTCTCGAACAACGCCCACCCATGGTAGAATCGGAACGACTTCATGGTGTCGACGTTGTTTTGGAACATCTCTTCGTCAGTCAACTCACGACCAATCCGACGACGCTCTGTCTCGTACGTGAGAAACATCTGGCTTTCCAAGAACAAGTACATGCATTGTTGGATGTCATGTGACCGTTGGGGCTGATGCTTCACAGGGATCGCTGAGTCTTTGAGGCGTCTGAATGACTGTTTGACTTCCACAGTCTCGGGAACCTTCTCGTGTACAACGGCGATGCCGCCCAGCCCCATGAGGAACTCAGAGATATCGGCACGAGTAAGCGGTGTACGACGGTTTTCGGATCTGATCTCAAGCATTGTTGCCTCCGTTCTTTGGAAAGTATTTGCGGTAGCGTGTCTTCTTACAGGTGGGTTGGTCGTCACGACGACCTGCTCGGTTGTTCCAACCACGGCCGTGTTTTCGGGTCGTTTGTTCTTCGGACCAACCAGCAGCTTTCAGCGAGGTGCCCGGCTCCGAATCGAGGATGTATGTTTGGATGAAGTGGTACCCCATGGCCTCTGCGGCTCGGGCTGCCCGGGCATACAGGAACGAGCAGACATTGTAGGTACCGTCTGTCGCCAGACGTGTGACCTCCAGCGCCCATGTCTGGTCGACTGCCCGGGCTACCGGACGACCCGAGATGATGACACCGCAGGTGACCCACTCGTCACCGTCGAGACGGTCACAGGCCATGGCCCACTTGAGTCCCTGAGGAACTTTGTGGTGCCGGTGCAGTTCTGCCACGATAGACTTGGCCTCTTTGAACGAGCAGGGGCGGGCCCTGAGTTTGGGTTTGGGGGTGTGTTGGTTCATGTTCATTCTTCTCCAATGGTGATCTCACCCAGGCTTTCCAGTCGGCGCAGTGTCAGTCTCAACTCAAAGGGTGAGATAGGGATAAACCCGTTGATGCACACCGCTTCGAGTTTCGCAATGTCAACGATGCCTCGGTTGATGTGGCGACGGACGATTCGGTTGAAGGTCCGTATCCGGGCTTGTTTTTCTTCGAATGATTTGGGTGGGGGCCGCATGTCCTCTCCGGTGTCGGATTTGTTCTCGCCCCAACAATGTACAATCTACAGGGGGCAGAGTCAAGACATCTTGGTTTAAATAGTTTGTGAGAATGTTCAACCACGTCGACAGTGCCGACACGATCTCGGACAAAAATAATTCTACCGTCCGAGGGTCCAGTGTTGGGGCTGTTGGGTGTTTCGGTCAAAAACTGTCCGACATGTCAGGATGTCAGTGCGGTTGGGCGAGTCGGGGATACTTCCCCTTGAACGTCAGCTGTCACGTGTTTGATCCTCTAAGTTATTGTAACCATTAGTGGTTACGACAAACGCCAGCTTGGCCGAACCATATAGTGAAATGTAACCGCAACCGCCTGACACGCTGTAGAGATGTATAGACTCTATGCAGTAGGGGTAGAGACCTATCTGTATAGGGCTAGTAGAGAGAGTCTCTATATATAGATATTGTTTTATGTGGTTACACTGTATAGTATCTATGATAAGACCCATTGGACCTATCAAAAAACGTAACCACTTGGTGGTTACACTGTGAGGATGACTCTATGAAAGATCCCAATAAACCTTCGTTCTTGCGCAACCCATCAAGCGGTTCTCTGAAAGAAGAGTTACAACCGGCACAATTGACGGTCGTGTCTCCGAAGGAATCTGAGGTTGTTGAGATGCTCGCAGAAGAGAGTCTGTACAAAGACAATCGTCAGGCCAAACAACTGGTCACTCGATTGCTTGAAAGCGGGTACACCGTCGCCGCTGCGGCGCGACGGGTAGGACTCAGGGCGAGCACCGTCTGGCGCTGGTCGAATGAACCGCAGGTGCTCCAGGCCATCGAGGCTGGGAAGATGAGACGACGCAGCATACTGGGTCAAGGACTTGAAGAGGCGGCCGAGGTGGCCCTGACTGCCCTAACGGATGTGGCAGGTGACCCAGGTGTCGCTCCAAAGGACAGAGTTCAGGCAGCACAGGCTATACTGGATCGGTGTGGGATCACACCCACTAAACAGGCGGAGGCAGGGACGGCCGTGGCTGTGTCAGTCGATGTTGATTTTGACGAACGCTTGGCGCGCATTGTCGCAGCCCAACAAACCCACTGAGGAGAGAGAAAATGCACGGAAAATACCCCACCGGAGGCGGATGCCCCATGTCTGATGCCAGGATGACAGCCATGGGAGACATGCACCCCGATTTCTCAGGGCCGAGTTACACCCAAGCCAAACGTATCATGTTGGTGGTTGGTCCGGAAGAGAATGATGAAGATTATGGGCCCGATGAGACCGAGCCGACCGTCGGGATACTCGACGATCTGTCCGCAATGGCTGACAAATTGTCACAGAGTTCCGAACTACACGCCAAACAGGCCGACCGACTCCGACAGATTGTCAGTGAGTTGGAGCAGTCAGAGGTCGGACCAGCGGACCAGCCGGCCGAACCGGATGAGGACACCCGCCGGCTGACGGAAGGAACACCACTGGACTAGTGGTCCGACCAGATGTGCTCTTCGAGCATATGCCCCTTTCCCCCTGGGATACCAGGCGGCAGCTGCCCGCCGGCCGACAACCTCGTACCCCCGCCGGCACTGGACCAGCCAGCCGGCCGACCGACTTCGGGGGTGAAGGTGCTTCACCCCGCCAAGGGGTGAACCAGGGTCACCCCAGCTGTACCTGGTACAGCTTTCGCGTGGGCGCTGCGACCACGCGGTGTCCGAGGGTCCGTGCTACCCCGGGTCTGATGACCCGAGGTGCGCGCGGTTACATGTACGAAAGTAGTTTGTGCACTGTTTGAAGGTGTACACTGTCGGTCTCCGAGTCCCCATCTTCAAAGTGTTGCTCCATCTCTTCAAGAAACAACTTGACACGGGCAAGTAGGACTTGACGAAAGAAGTCGGCCTCTCTATCGAGTTTGTTTAGTAGAGAGATTTGCATCTCATAAGATACAATATCGTCGGTACGCACTCGGATTTCTTCCACGATATCTTCGGTCGTGTGGTTTTCAACCAAGTAACGACCAAAGGATGTAGGTGACAAAATAGATTCGAGGTCACAAGTGGTAGCGTCTTGATGTTCGAGTTTCCAAGACTCAAGGCAACGAAAAAGAATAGCGATTTCAATTGGTGTCATTGTCTATCCGTTGTTTGGGTTGCGACGGTGTGGACGGTGTCGAGGGTTGGTTCGGAACTTTATGATTATCATGCTTACTCCAGAGGGATTGACCGCATTCGGTACAGGTTGGGTGTGATTTGGGTGTCGGTTTAACGAACGCCCATGGTTCGAAGTGGTTACAAGACATGCAGCCGATACGCCACATGTCAGGATAATAGTTACGGATCATTCGGCGGACTGTAAGAAGGCACCGCCAATACCGTTCCGTGCCTTACCTTTGGGAGCAAGTGCGCAGATAACCCCGCCATCATAGAACCGCGCGTCATGTTCGTCACCGTCGACAACGGGGACACCGCGCCACGTGCCACGATCCAACACGGTCAATACGTCCGCTTTGGATCGGAAAACAACGGCCACGGGTCTATCGGCCTCAAGGTACCGTTGCGCCTCGGACCATGATCCGGGTTTCTCAGAGAGGGAGAAAGTTAGTTTGTAGTTGCTTGGAAGGTTCTTCCGATAGCGCAAGGGGAACTTAGTGTAGTCGTAAAAATCGACCTCAGGGTAGTCTGTCATGATCGCGCGCATGGCAGGGTGTTTCTCCCAACGGTTGTCCGATGTACCATTGCCGCGGACTTGCGCCTTGAATCCGCCAGCCCGCGCACGACGCTGCAGGGTTTCGACATCCGCACGATACAGCGCAGCAAAGCCCTTGCGGTAGGCTTGCCATAGGACGGTTTTACGTGCGCGGCCGATGGGTACCGAAGGTGAGAACCCGCCATGACCCGCAGTGTCAAGGCATGCCGCGCGGCAACCATCCGACGCCATAGGACAGAGGTTCGTTCTCATGAGACGCGCAAGGTTTGCGCCCGTGACGTATTCGTCACGCCAGCGGATATCTTGCCCGGTCTTCTCCCACAAGTCCAGCAACCGCGCGACCTTATCGGCGGGTGACATGTACATAACGCCCGTGAGAAATCCCTGTTTCTCGCCTTTACGTGTCTTTGCGTCGTTTCCGACGGCCAGCAGATAGTAGCCGTTGTTTTTCGGTAGATACTGTGGAAGATCGCCTGATGCTTGGAGGTCTTTAATAGTTGGTCGGTCCATGATTCTCTCCTTTGTTGAATCACTCTACTCTAATAACCAACCTGTCATAGTGTGTCAACCACATAGGGTAGGTATTTTGAGATCGCCCTTACCCCATACCGCAGGTACCTACTGCCTTATGCGACAGCTCTCACAGCTGACTTAGTACCTGTGTTATCGGGGAGGGTCGACGCTTCCCGTGTTGTGGGTGCTCCCCGCAACACATACGGCCGTCAACATGCAGCACCTTGAGCAGGTCCGAAGGACCCGGCCGGCTCAACCGGCCGGCCCAGAGCCTGGGCCGGGGGTGAACCTTCGTCACCCCTAAGGGGGTGATGGTTAATCACCCCAGCTGGGACAGCTTCGACTGACGGGGTCGGACCCCGCCGCGTTGGCGAGGTCCGTGCCGGTGCTATGCATACTGCTTAAGCATTATCGGCCTCGCGGATCTCGTTGTAGGCATAGCCCCAAATGTCAGCGGGGACACTATGTCCGTAGTACTCACGGACCACGTCAAGCCACTGTTCAAGGCAGAGCAGGTGGATCACGTTGTAAAGGTACTCGGTATTCGCTGCGGTGTTGACAGCAAACCAGTGACGAAGGGAAGGATGCCCGTTGTATTTTT